ATGAAAAATAATGCCAATGTTAAAGTAAATCCAAGCCCGAGCCCAAAGATTAAAATAAATCCAAGCCCGAGCCCAAAGATTAAAATAAATCCAAGCCCGAGCCCAAAGATTAAAATAAATCCAAGCCCGAGCCCAATGATTAAAATAAATCCAAGCCCGAGCCCAATGATTAAAATAAATCCAAGCCCGAGCCCAATGATTAAAATAAACCCAAGCCCGAACCCAATGATTAAAGTAAACCCAAGCCCGAACCCAATGATTAAAGTAAATCCAAGCCAAATGATTGAAAAAGTAAATCCGAGCCAAATGATTAAACCGACTCTAGATTACCCAAATAATGAAAAAAAAACAAACAAAATACTTGTACTATATGTATATCACATTTATAATGAAAGAGTAAAACTTTTTATTAAAAACTGCATTTTTTATGATGAAAATATTGATTTTATTATAATATCAAATAATAAAAATTATAAAAATAATAATACATTAAATGAAAAAAATTTTCAAAATAAAAATGTAAAAACATTATTTCGAGAAAATACGGGTTATGATTTTGGAGGATGGAGTGATGCTTTATTAACAGACAATTTGTATGAAAATTACGATAATTTTATATTTGCAAATTCTTCTGTAATTGGTCCATTTCTTCCATCCGATTATAAAGGTAAGTGGACTGATACATACATAAATGGTTTACAAGGTAATGTAAAATTATTTGGAAGCACAATAAACACAGAATTAAAACCATTAACTTTATCACACGTCCAATCATATATTTTTTCAATGGATAAAACTACATTGAAGTTTTTAATTGATTGTTCCATATTTAGTATTAGTAACTATGCAATAACATTTGATAATGCTGTACAAAATAAAGAAATTTTAATGTCTACAAAAATACTTGAAAATAATTGGAATATAGGTTCTCTTATGACATACTATAAAAATGTTGATTTTACATTTCGTAATAAAAAGCCAAACGATTATAATATTGTTTTTTTGAATGATGTAATGTATCCACAATTTTACAGACAAAAAATATGGAATGAATACGAACTTGTATTTATAAAAGGAAATAGGAATATACAACTTGTGTCAACTGAAACTATTGTGAAATAAATAACAAGAAATTCAAAACAAAATTAAAAGTTTATATTTCCATTCTTAAAAAAATAAATAATAAATAAAGAAAGGTATAAAATACAAGAATAAATTATATTTAATATATTAATAATAATTTATTATTGAATTATTGAATTATTGAATTATTGAATTAATGAATCTACACTTTGGTGGTAAAAAAAAAAATAAATATAATTTTGGAATAAATAATGGAATCAACGCCGCACCATTGAAATTGAATTCAATTTCTAACACCACCAATTCAATTTCTAACACCACCAATTCAATTTCTGACACAAATAATATTGATAATATGGAATACAACATGAATATAATGAAAAATGGAATTCGCACTGCACCAATGAAACTGATTTCAATTTCTGACACAAATATTGATAATATGGAACACAACATGAATACAATAAAAATAAGAGTGCCTTCATTATTTGTTGATAATAAAAATAATAAAGAAGACAATTACTACTTTGCTAGCACCGGTGTAACCAACCTGAGACTGACTACATATAACGAGTTCATTCACGACCAAGCCATTTTATTTTTCAATATTTTGAGCAGACACCAGCGTGAATCTAATGCAAATAATGCAAATGCAATTGAATATGCAGTATTTGCCGGAAACTCTGTGGGTCTGATTCGTGGTGGAAATAATTTGCCGTGGGGCGATGACTATGACATTATCATTTTTGAAAAGCACGCAACTATTTTTTTACAAATTATTGCTCCAGAACTTGAAAACTTTGGATTCAAAACAGAAACAATTATCTCAAATAATGCCAACTCTGTCGTATGTGGTATGAAAATATTTGGACCTTCCATTAAATTCAATAAAAGTTCTGGCTCAGGTACAAGTGTTTTTCAGTGTGATGTGTTTTTTTCCTACTTTGACAATAATAAGTTTTTGAAAAATCTCGGTAGTTGGGGTCTGTATCATCAAAAAAACATTCCTTATGATGTTGTGGTTCCATTTAAAAGGAGAATGTTTCATGGAATGTTTTTACCATTTTTTAATAACCCAAAAAAAGAAGTTGAAATTTGTTATACAAATATTGACAAATGTTCAATTTTTTCTCATCATTTAATAAAATCTGAAACCATTTTTTACAAAAAATGGGAAAATGCATATTTAGATTTTGAATATATTATCAAAAACTCTATTGAAAATACAAAAAAAGCTATAAATGCAAATTCTAATCCTAATCCTAATATTCTATTCCATAAAATTGAACTAGTTTTGAATGCAGGTAATAAAAATATTTTTTTAGGAGACAATTCATGCATATTGTCGAAATTAAATTTTTTTTCTTATTTATCTCAATACAATGTTGGCTCGATTATCGCACATACAGACGCATCTGAATTCATATGCCAGCACGCTGCAGACGTAAAATATTATTTTCCAGAAATCGAAATTACATATATTGATGACGGATGCAAACCGAGCCCCGTTTCTCCCATTTTTTATATTTACATTGATGTATTCATTATTCAGTCTGAAAAATAAAATCATTTTATATTCTTTCATTTTTACACTTTTCAATTTATTTTTTACATTTTACGTAAGAAAAATATAAATTGAAAACTTAAAATCTATATTTACATTCATCAGTTCTGCAGTTATACAGTTGAAATCAAATCAAGATGTCGTCTTACAACAATCAACGCGGTCTTAATGGAGGTGGAGGTGAGTATAATAATGATGCTGCTGTGAACCAACAAAAACAAGAGTTTGTCACTCCAAGTTTGTGCATTCCGCGCACACATGCCAATATTCGAAAGGAGAGAATTTTTGCAGTGTTTCGTTCGCTCGGTTTGGGTTGGATTGGTCGAATTGATGTGGTTGAAAAAACAGATGAAAGCGGAACTCCTTTCATCAGAGTGTTCATTCACTTTACAAAATGGTTCGCAAATGCGCAAGTGCGTCAATTTCTTGAACACCTTGAAACCCAAAAATCTGCAAACATTGTGTATGACGAACCTTGGTTCTGGAAAGTTACCAAGAGTTTTGTTCCTGCACCCCCCGCGCCTCAGCATCAGCAGCAGCACGAGCAGCAACCTTCAAGGTTTCCCAAGCCTCGCATTGATTTTGCAGCAGCATCATCAACTCGCGTTCAACAGGAGGTTGGCGGCGGCGGAGTGTCTACCGTAGTTGTTGCTTCAAAAACACCTTCCTCGAATTCCAGCGGTACCAATGCTGTTTCCGGAAAGGGAAAACAGGTTGCCAAACGTATGGGATATGAATCCGGAAAAGGCCTCGGAAAGAAAGCCGATGGACGAATTGTTCCCGTTCAAATCAAAAAGAATATCGGTAGGAATGGGGTCGGACTCGGTTCTTCTGCTACTCAGGATGCTGTTGTTGACGACGCTGTTGTTGACGACGCTGCCAATCCCACTTCTTCAGACTACTGGACGACTCATGCTCACGACGGATACAACCAAGCAGCTCAGCTTTCGACACTTGCCAAGAACGCGTTTCCCCAAACTCTCGAACTAGCACCAGCAGCAGCTGTAGTGGAACAAAGGCTTTCCGTTTCCGTGAGCCCTCCAAAGCTTGAAAGAAGGCTATTCCATGATTGCTGCGATGACGATGGCGTTGCATCATCTGTATACAGGATGAACAAGAGCAACAGCGCTAAATATACAAGGTTTACACGTGTATCAAAAAACAAAAAAAAATAAAAAATAAAAAATAAAAACTTTTTTTCATTAAAATATTAATATTAATATTATAATATTTGAATAAAAGTAATAAAGTATACACTAGTATATATATTAGGTATATATAAGGCAAACTTAAACTAACCTGCATATCACTACAATGACTTCAAGCATCTATTTTACATCAACACGAAATGTTAGAGAGAATGACATCATATACGCATTTGAAAATAAATTACAACTTGGAAAAATAGATGAAGGCAATGTCAACATTGTTCCAGTTTCAAATAAAGACTATAATCATGTTTTTTTTAACATTACATGGAATGAAACGTCGGAAGCGGCCACATTTTTTAGCGAATTGATTTTAAAGTCATCTGTAAAAGTGTACCATAATCATGGATACTGGTTATGTAGGATGAATCGCAACCCCTTGAAACTGCGGAACAAATCGGCGGCATGCATCAAATTTGCATCTCTTAGAAATGCGAATCCTCTTCCTCTTCCTCGTCTTATTCCTCTTCCAGTTCCAGTTTCGGCGGCCATGTTTAACGAAGATGATTTTTATGTAATCAACTAACTAATCAATCAAAATAACTAATTTCCAGAACAACTTGCGAAATGATTTCATCTTTCATCTTCAGGAAATAATGCATAAATGCTGAGTGACAGGGGAACATGAAGATGAGGTTCTGGAAATTCATCTTCGGATAAAACAGCATACACGCTCCTCTCGGGTGACAGCGGCGGTGCAGATGGGGGTGGCGGCAGGACAATATGATGAGCAATATAGCTTTGCAAATTTGCAAATGTCACAATGCTGTCTCCACATTTCAATAAATTCTTCAATTTTTCATCAGGATTAATATTTGTATAAAAACGAAGTCCATTCTCTTGAATGTATTTGTCGATTCTTCGCGTAATTTCTACGCGAGACATTGTCATTTTTGAACCATTGTTGAAAAATTCGGCAAGTTCGTTTGAAATAATACAAGTCATTTTTTTATTATAAACCTGAAAAAGTATTAGATGTCTCTACATGTTTAGTTATTTTCAATTTTTATTTATTTATTTATTCATTTCATTTCAAATTATATTATATTTAAATATAAATTGAAAACTTTTTGTCATTGTAAGAAATATGCAGTGATTACGCAACAGCAAGGCAAGACCAATGGCATCAGCAGCAAGAAATACATCGTATAACAACAGTAACAGTTCATCTGATTCATCATCAGGTTCTGAATCTCCCGGTTGGAATAAAGTTGAAAATAACAAAAAGAAGAACAATTCGTTTGCGACGACTGGTGGTGGCCGTGGACAACAAGCACAAAGACGAGTTGCCAGTAACCCCCCACGTCCCACACTTCTTCCTACCAAGGACATCAAGGACAGCGACCCACTGAGCATCTGCATTCCGCGTGCTTTCAAGAATACCAGCTCTCAACGGGTGTTTGAGACATTTCGGCGTTTGAATTTTGGATTCATTGACGGTGTCGACGTTGTGGCGAAAACTACCGAAAATGGCGAAGATTATGTGCGCATATTTGTTCACTTTACAAGGTGGAACCACAGCAATCCAGACGCAAGGAAGTTTCGTGAGCAAATCGTCAAGGGCGAACAAGTCAATATCTTGTATGACCAGCCAAAGCCGTGGTTCTGGAAGTGCTCCCTGAGTCGCCTGACTCGCCTTATTCCTCGCGAACCTGCTGCTGCTGCAGAAGTACAACCCGTGCCCGCACCCACACCACCCATGCCCGCCAGGTCTTCCACATTTTCACCCCTTCGTCTACCTCGATTTGGCACCGCTGAATATATGAGCCTGTTTAGCATTGTCGACACAATTAATGTAAAAAAGTAAAAAATAAAAAAGAATAAAAAAGAATAAAAAAGTAAAATAAAAAAGAATAAAAAAGAAAGTAAAATGTTTTTTTTGTAAATTATCTACTACCTACCTGACCAGATTTTTATCAAAGGTAAATGTTTACAATTATTTATTTGTTTTATATTTATTCCCCACGGACAGTAAGAATGTATATTGCCTAGCAAAGTTTCTTTTTTTTCATTTTTTTGTAATAAACAAGCAATAACTCTTTCAAAAGAACAACGATTGAACCTCGTTAACACATGGTCCAATAATTTGCTAATATCATATTTATTATCAACACACATTAAATAATCATGTGTAATGATGGACATTCCTCCAAAACATCCCTTCCATAATTCTTTATTTTGATAAAATTTTAATAATTCTACATCATTGAACAAATTTATCATTTTTGTTTCATCTTCTATTTGGTCCCCCCAATCATGTTCAAATTCCCAAATTAATTTGTATTTATCTACATTTATGTCTATATGTCTATTTATAAATACAGAATCATGAATTATAACTGCAGTGTCAAATAACTTATTATGTAAATAATAATAGTATGGCAATAATTCGCCTCTTCCATGATGTCTACTATTTATAATTCTAGTTTTATATAAAACTCTTTTTTGTATATATTTATAGTTGCTATTATCATCGATAATAAGAATCAAATGTTCAGGATAGTACTTACGAATGCAATCATAACAGTGATTCCAATAAATATTTGTTAATTTGTCATGTACATTTCTTAGGATGATAAATCCTGTTGTTTTTTCAACATTTGTCATTATATGATTTATACTTATTAAACAAGATAAAATAAATAATAAATAATATTTTAAAAATACAAAATATAAATGAATGACAATGAAAAACAGATTATCGCGAATAAAATAAAATGTATTAGTGAAGAAGATGTGAAGAATGACTATGAAATGTTGAAAAATATGATGGTGGTGGCGACTACGACATCAACTTCTGTGGAATTCAACGAACGGTGCCGAGTTGGAAATAATGTTGTTGATTTTTTTACATTTAGAGAGAGGTTGGAAACTCGAGGCAAATATAATATAAATTTTTATGACTTTATTACCAACATTGAAGAATTCAAAAAAAAGAAATTTATTCAAACCATGCTCACTTATTATGAGACAACCAAAAACGCGCGGGGATTAAAAAATGAATATGTTGTTTTAAAAGAAGTGTACAATATTTGCATTAGCGCCATAAATATTTTCCGACCGCTTATCGCTGTTGAAATATATCAACGTTTCAAACCAACACGAATACTAGACTTTAGCGCCGGATGGGGTGGTCGCGCGGTTGGTGCGGCGGTGTGCAACATTTCATACTTTGGAATCGACATCAATGCGGGGCTGCATGACCCGTACAATAAAATGTCCGCATTTTTAAACTCAAATACTTCTTCTTCTTTGATAAATTTGTTGATTGCTGATGCTGTATCATTCGATTATTCGACGATTGTGCCCGGGTATGACATGGTATTTACGTCACCTCCTTATTATTTTATCGAAAAATACAGTCATAATGAAAGCTACATGTCAAAAGACGACATGGACCAAAAATTTTATATTCCACTATTTTCAAATACTTACAAATACTTGCTGCCCGGAGGACATTTCGTGCTGAATGTTAATAAGGAAATATATGAACGCGTTTGTCTTGCACTTTTTGGACCTGCTCAACAAACAATGAATTGTAAAAAAAGTAAACGTCAGAATAACTATAGAGAGATGATTTATATATGGACAAAGTAAAAAGTAAAAAGTAAAAAGTTAAATATAACCTTCAAAACTTATATAAAACGAATGATTGATTATTATTATTATTATTATTGTTGAATGAACGATTTATTACAATTCAAAGACTCATTTAAAATTATGGGCATCCTGGAAAAGTATTCAAATAACCCAATAACCAGTTCCAGTTCCGGTTCCAGTTCTCGACTTAAGTATTTTAAATATTTGTCTTTTGGACTACTTGTGTATTCGACATATCGTTTTTTTAAATCATCGGCATTTTTTAATAAAAATAAAAAAAAAGAACTTCAAGTGAAAGAACTTCCTGAATATGTAAAATACGACAGTGGATGGTATGCCGAATTTGATGAATTCCAAAAAAGGTTAATAAAGCCGACGCCGATGTTGTCGGACCCACCCCCCACAATTCAAGAAGCCACTCCGAGAGGCGATATTTTAATGTACTATGATGTGAAAAATAAAGAGTTTGTGTATTATTCTAATAATAAAAATTTGCCATATAGAACCCTAGATGCTGTTGCGCGAAAATATGTGTGTTTACACAATGTACCATCAATATACGTCGACATTCGAGAAGAAGTAAAAAAGGGATTTGAAAAATGTAAAAATAAAGCCAAATGTGTCGATTCAGCCACCACGACATCATCATCATCATCATCTTCAATGTATGCTGTTTATAAAAATTATAAAAGCGGTGCAACGGCAACAACATCAGCAGCTGACAGCAATGGTGTAGGAAAAAATTCTAAAAAAGTGATTCTCAAAGATAATGTAAACAAGTTTATTTTCAAAGGGCGGATTGACGACTATGCTTTAGATGTAAAAGCTCGCGAAAAAAAAGAAAAATCATCTAAAAAAACAAGGAATGAGAATGATGGGAACGAGAATGATGAGAATGAACAAAAAAGTGGCGGCGGCAATAAAGATGATGCCGATAATGAAGAAAAAGAAGAAATCAATATTTCATATTCCGAGTTTAAAAAAAGGAATGTGAGAAACTCTTAAGAAGTAGAGAATTTTTCAAATATTTTTTATATTTGAAAAATGATAAAAAATAAATTCATTAAAATAAAATATATTAATATAATAGTAATAAAAATTATTATTTAATTATCACCATCAATTTATCATTTATCACATTATATGTCATCGCCAACTGATTATTATACACAAAGATTATACCAAGCCGCCGCAAACAAAGCCGGACAAGCTGCGTCTAATGCCAGACAGTTTGTTTCTGGTGCCGCCAATGCATTTACCAATCCCAATCCCGCCAGCAATCCAGTCAAAGCCAATCGATTTGCATCCAGCGGTAACAGTAGCAGCGGGAGCGGCGTCGCAAGTGACGGCGAGTATAAAATGTTTACGCGCGCTCAATTGAATGACTTATATGGAAACAAAAGCGGAAACAGGGGGTCTTCATTTATGAACACCAATTTTTTTAGTTTGGGTGAAGGACCCATTGAACACATAATTATGATGTTTCAGCTCTATATCGCGCTCATTGCCGCTTTAAGTCGGCTCAGCATGAATGCTGCGAGCATGAGCGCTTCTTTTCTTTTTGGGAATGAAACGCTAATTAATATTTTTTCCATTTTTCTTGAAAACGCGCTCAACCTTATTTTGAATAGAAATGTCGCCGATATGTCATTGGACCAATTGCACCAGTCTCTCGTGGATAATAAACCCCAACTACAGAAAATGTCTGCATTGCTAATCAATGAAATATCCACCCTCGCTCTAGGTCTTAGTGATGTGTGTTCAAAAATTGCAACGGAGTGGGTCACAGATGTTCTACCCGGACTGCTTAAAAGTTCAGCAATAGGAGCATCCAGCGCCGCTGAAGCTGGGATAAATGCTGCAACCATGGGCGCCTTTGGTGAGCTTGTAGAAATATTTTCCGCTGGTGCTGCAACTGTTGGAGGAATGATGAAAATTATGAAGGGGCTTCAGGGCAACATTGGAAATTTTAGCGAAGCGTATGGAAAAGTATCCAATGCGTACGATGGACTTGTAAAATTAAAAGAACTTTTCAGTAAATCTCCTAGCGAAATAGCCGCGGCTGCAACTGCTGCTGTTATTCCTAAAGCTGCACAAGATATTGCAGACAGAGCAGTTAGCACACTAATGAGTCCAGGAAATCCTGATTTGTTGTCTGCTCCTAATACAACTCTTGGTAATGCTGTTGGTACAAATCTTGGTACAGCTATTGGTACAGCTATTGGTGCTGCAACTAATAAAGGAATTAATAACCTTGCAAATGTTGGGTTGAATGCTGCAAACAAGGGTGTTGAACTTGGATTAAAGGGGATAAGCGGTATTTCAAAAGGATTAAAGGGAGCAGCAAGCACAATTTCTAATTTATTTTTAACAACTCCGACAGGAAAACCGGTAACTGATGCTGCTGGAACACCTATTAAAATAAGTTTATGGAACCGTATTTCAAAATCACTTTTCGATGACGCAATGAAGAAAATAAAAGACAACGGAAAATATGGACAAGTTAATGCAACGATTGTTCAATATATTTTAAGAAACCCCGATATACTGATTCCTTTTTTGCCAGTACCCTATAATGTTGCTGCTGTTGCATTTCGACTGGTTCAAACATATATAAAACATGTATATCAACCAAAACCTGCTGTTCCTGTGCAACCCACTACTGTTGGAGGGAATAGAAGATATAAAAACAAAAGTATAAAAAATAAAAAATATTTTAAAAGATACATGTCGACTCTTCGACGTAAAACTGAAAAAAAAGAACTTGATTTATTAAATGGAATTCGCGATTTTAAAAGCATTATTAGTTTATAATTTGTTCATTTTATTCTTTTTTATAATTTGTTCATTTTTATTTTTATAAATTATTTGAAACGCACATGGTAAGAAATGCTTCTTTTCCATTTTTTGCGAGATGTTCCATGCACCTCATTGTCCATCCATATGAACCGCCGCTGTGACCGTCATATCCCAGTGCAACCATATTTTGAGAAATTTTTCCAATCATTGCATCTTTTGAAAACATGAACGATTGGCCCTGAAAGTTTCTTATCCAGTCCCATCCTTCAGCCATAGTAATCGCCCCATGCGCATTCTTCAACATGATGCGATTATTACTATCATAAATGTTGTAATTGAATTCAGCATCAGATATGGTAACATCGGTCATGGTTTCGGTCATTGTTTGTCTTTGTGATTGTAGTTGCTTCCTTGCTTGCTAGAATAAAAATAAATATATTGAATTTTCAATTTTTTTATAAACATGCTTATAAAAAAATAAAAATAAATAATTTTTATCAAATTAACATTTTTTTTTATTTTTACTTTTTACCAATCCATTTCAAGTATCCATTGCTTTTTTTCAAATTGAATGATGTTCCCAAATGACTTTTTGCAATTTTATATGCCGACTCTTCAAATGATGTGAGTTGTTTTATATAATCTTCAGTGTGCTCGGTGTGATTGTGCTCTTGCTGTTGCGGCGGTTCCATAGGCGTATGAAGATGATACAACTTTATGTTTAATACTATTTTTAAACATAAAATAATCA